ACTTTTGATATAACATTCGGGTACAACATTGGTGCTATTTGATTATTTCTATACTTTGCTACTACTTTATATGGCATTTCAGTTATGTCAAAAACAACAAATGCTGAATAATCTCCACCGATTCCCCTAGCAGTATCTACCGTGATACAATAGAAATGATTTTCTTTGGGTGCTTCATAAATATCAACCCCCGTTCCATCATTTTCATATAAAGGTGCCTTAGAACTTAATGTAGCAATAGTTCTAGCGTTTATGAGAGTATTACTAGAACCGAGGAACTCACATAAAACCTCTTGATTGAATTTTAATTCTCCGAGAAGTTTGAACTGTTCTTCTGCCCACTTCTCATCTCTTCCTGGTATTTCAGTATAAGGAATAAACATATTCTTGAAGCCGTTTGTTCCCTTTTCTGATTCATTCCAAAACTTCCAAAAGTGATTATATCCTAATGGAGTTGATGTCAATAGAATTTTTGTAGTGTCACCTGCAGAAATTGTAGGATACACTGATGCAAAAAATTCATCTGCTACATTATTTGGGATGATTGCAGCCTCATCTATGTATAGCCAGTTTACAGACTTGCCACGAATACCAGAAGTGGTAGTAGCTGCTGTAAATACTCTACAATTATTTTCTAATTCAACATCTCCTTTGTTCCAAGTCTTTACTCCCTGTTGCATCCAAATAGGAAGACTTTCGTACATTGTTTGATAGCGCAAAAGAACTTCTCTGGCAGAAGCAGTTTTGTTTGCCATTATCGCAACAGTTTTGTCAGAATTAAATATAGTATAATGAAGAATACAAGCTGCTGCTGTTACAGTTTTACCTTGCTGTCTTCCTTCCATCAATAGGGCTTTTCTTTCTCCCATGATGAACTTTACTTTTTCTCTTTGACAAGGATATAATATGAAAGGCTGCAACCCCCTATCAAGTGTTACAATCTTACAGTATGTCTCTATAAAATATATGGGATCATCTTGGCACTTCAGATACTCTTTGATCTGATGTTCAGTAAACTCGTGCTTATAACCAATAGATTTTAAATTGGGATTGCCATGATAAGATGTTTCTTCACTCATGTTCTATCACTTGTTCGTCTTTCAACGCCCTAAGTAAGTCCTTTGTGCTTCCTACAAATAAGTTGTTATTAGTAACAGATTTTTTAGGCTTATCTTCTTCGCCTTTCACTTTTTTTGCTTTGCCTTGTATTTCTAACATAGCATTGGCATTATCCTGAAGTCCTTTGATTAATTGACCAGCGACTTCATATGCCCTTGGTTGATCGCTATTTTTAGCAATATGCATTATGCCCCTAATAGCCTCATCACTATATTCAGCGGTTCTTTTTAGAATATCCCTAGCTTCTTGAAAATCATCTTCAAGGTCTTTTTCTGCGTCTGGGGCAGGAACCGGCAGACTGTTTTCTTGCCGAGTTTCTTTGAGATTTGCTTCTAATGCTTTTGTCTTATCTTTTGTATCAAAGGCATCATCCAAACTATCAAAAGGATTTTTCAAATTACTCACCACTAAAACTTTCTAGTATCGTAGTTATAAATTCATAATCATCTGCAGGAGTTAGTGTCGTATCAGATACTCCATTCTTTCCTGGTGTAGTTGTCACTTTAACACTTAATGGGTCTAATCCATCATTCTCATACAGTTGAGCAATAGCTTCTTTGATGACTGACTGATTACTAACAAGTCCGTAAAAATTTAAGCGCATGGTGAAATTCAGAGTCCATATGATACTTTGTCTTTCAGCAAAGTCTCCCTCATAATTATCGTCATAGTCTATGCTGTCAAGAGTTATTTTTATATCTCTCTTTACATTCAGAGCTGGCATCTCATTCACGGTGACATTAAAATCTGGATTGAAAAAAGGAAGAATTTGTTCTACTATTTGCAATCCATCTTCTTGATTCTTGGCAAATATGTATAAAGAGACTGACATATTATACGGAGTAGAAACGAATGAGGTTCTTACTGTATTTGCATCGTCGCCTGTGCCAACGGCTTTGTTTCTCTGTATTGGAGAAACCTTTCTTGATGGATCATATGTAAGTTGTTGTATTTCAAATCCCATTCTAGGAAGAATTATAGCAACTTCACCACGAGACTCTGCATCTGGTATCAATGCGATTCTTGATAAGAATTTTTGTTTAGTAGAATATGCCAAAGGAACCCGCATGACTTGAGATATATTTCCGTCTTTATCATCTCTAGCTATACGAATATTATTAAAAACCATTCCAAAAGATACGATGGCTTTTCTAATGTGTTCATGATAAAACTGTACATTTTTAAACATTATAATTCACCAAAAGGATTGACTTCTGAGAAATCTAAAATGTCATATTCTTCATTTTCGGCAATGAAATTATCATTATCAGTAATTGCATTTGATTTAGTCAGGGCATAGTCTTCTAAGATTAGTGATGTGCCATCTTCTTGTAAAAACAACTCTCCATTTTCCAAGAAAAATTGATACAAGAACATGTCAATATTTTGTTCCGTGTATATATTATCAATTGCATCAACACCAGTATTAATGACTTCAGAGCTGTATTCAAACAACTCGCATTGCATTCTGAACACAAAAATCTTACCTAACTGATAAAAAGGATTTTGAAACTCAACTAGTTTAATCTCAAAAACCGAACCAGTTAATGGAAAGAATAATAAATCCCCTTCTGATGGGCGATCTATTAAAGTAAATTCTCCTCCAGAGTTTGCTGTAAGGTCTTCCCATCTTCTCTTTGCCAAAACAAATGTAGCCTGATCTCTAATTTCAATACCAAATTTACTGAACAAATCTCCTTGCCCGTCAAACCCTTCTAAATTTTCTAAATACATTTCTAGAGGATATGCTTGCGTAAATTGAGAAAGAGTATCTTCATCAAAAATACTGTCTACATCTATTTGAGTTCTTGGGATATAATATATGTCATGACCATATATTTTCAAACTTTCTATTGTCAGGTCTTCTACCAGCCTTTGTTCAGCAGTAGTACCTGAAGTTTGTCCGCTTTGAAAATAAAAATTAGTTGGCATGGGCTATATTACCCTACATAAAACGAAGGAGGCAGTTCGTAACGAGATTGCATTTCGTCTTCTATTGAATTAATTTCAGTAATTGCTTCTTCAAATATTTTATCGCCATTAAGAGTTACGCCGCCTGGTAGTTGAATCCCACCGAATTTTTTCATATTTTCTCCCCACTGTCTTTTGATAAGAGCAGTAGAGTATTTCTTCAAAAACATATCGTCATATACTTCAGAATATTCAGATGGATCTAGAATCGCATATGACTCAGCTACAACATAGTCTCCTGGGTTAAATGTCTTGTCCCAATCAGTGTCTATATAAAGTCTGTTTGTTTTTCTATTCCAACGAATTTGCCGGGAGCTTACAAGCAGTTGATCTAGGGTACTCAAATGAGACTGTACAATGCTGTAATAAATCATATCAGCACCCATCAAATTGTATAGGTCATTTTGTCTAAACTGATATTGCAAGTCAAACAAATTGCCATCTCTCGTATTTGATGTAGCAGCTCCACCGAAATTAAATAATCTAATGATTCCTGTAATACCGTTTCCTATTGGAATGTATTTGTTATCCATATCACCTGCGACATATGGAGTAGTATCTAAAATCGCAGTTGATCCTGAATCTGATCCTGTAATTGTTTCTCCTGCTTCAAAAGTTCCTTGAGTATCCTCGATGGTGATAGTAGTTCCATCTCCGGAACTTACCCTAGCAGTTGCCCCTGATGTGCCGCCAGTGACTGTATCAGTTGAGGTAAAAGTTGCACCATCCGCAGTAGTTAGATTTAATGTTGAACCAGTAATTTGATGCTGAACATATGTGCGTTCTACGCCGTCAAAGTGATATTCTTGCCACAGTTGTATAGCATCATCAATTCGGTCATTGATCTGATCTTCATCAATATTGATTTCTATTACAGGAAACCCTAGCCTGCGTAAACAGTAGTCTATGAGTTCTTGTCTCGTTGATAATGCCATTAAATTATCCTTATTTACCCGTATTTTTATTTATAATAAAAGGACTTAGGGAGAAGTCGGCCAATCACTTTCTTCTAAATTCGGAAAGTTCGCATGTGTTGGTATGTCACGAAGAGCCTGCCTATAGAGCCTCCACTCTTCTGGTGCTTGATTTGATGTCAATATTCCACTGTTATCTAATGCCTTAAGTGTTACCCAATCACTTTCAGCAAGTAATTTATTTCTCTTCTCTCTTACTTCAGCAGCGGCTCGTTGAGTTGCACTATCTTCCCATGCAGCTTGTTCCGCATCCGCCGCTGCTTCTTCTTCTTCTGTAAACGCTACATTGCCGCCTGGAGTTGAATGAAATCTAGCCATTATTCTGTACCATAAACTGTTATTTGACCTGATGAAAAAGTTGCTGGTGACGCAATATTCAACTGAAATCCTGTCAATGCGCTGGTGTTAAAAAAACCACCACCAAAAGGATTTATATAGCTGTAGCTGTAAGAGTCATACCAAGCGTTCATTAATATTTTTACGTTGCCATCTCTTGGCGCACTAATCTCTATAGCCCAATATCCCTTTGTATCAATTTGCGGACTTTGTGGAGTAATTTGAAAGTCACTGCCGTTATATACAGTTGAGCTGCCTGATTGATTATAAACAAATCTTACATCCCCGCCGTTTACATAACTTGAACCGTTGTACAACTTCATAGTTATGTTTCTTGTAGCGGGACCTGTTAAGTTAATTGCATCAATCACAAGCAAAAATCTGCTATAACTAGAGGTATTAAGTATACTCGTATCAGAATAACTAGAGCTTCCAGAGCTAATTGAATTTGTTGAGAGTTTTGACCATGCTCCTCCTCCCACATTAGCAAACGATAAGTTACCGCTACCATCAGTAGTCAAAACTTGATTTGCGGTTCCATCATTATTTGGAAGAGTTAAAGTATAATCAGCATTGGCACTATGAGGAGGTCCCTTGATCGTTATTCCATGTGAGTTATTTTCACAATTAAGTTTAAAGGCACCTGATCCTCTGGTATTGTTTCCTTTAAATATAACATTTCCAGAACCATCTGGATCTAAATCTATATCACCATTACTAGTTGAAACAATGTCATTTCCATTGACATCTAAATTGCCTCCTAGTTGCGGGGAAGTGTCATCAGACACATCAGATGTACCACTACTAGCCGGAGTCTCAAAAGTAAATCCACCTGAACCGTCAGTAGTGAGTACTTGATTGGATGTACCGTCTGTGATGTTTAAATCTGTGAGTGTGCTAGGCAATGCGCTAGTTAAAGCATATCCTGATAAATCAGGTGGGGTATATGTGAACACACCACTACTGCTATTATATGCAAGGCTAGATGTTCCTACTGAATTTGTAGTAACCCCCAAATCTGTCAAGCTGCCGCTTCCTATAACTGTTGTAGTAGGAGTAGATCCGTATACTACGACAGCAAATCTGCTAAAAGAAGAAGGCGTGACAGTGTTGCCGTTGCTATCATAAAAACTAACTTCAAATCCTGTTGTTGATTTATTGCTTACAGATGCTAATCTACCATCATCTGAAAATTCGCCATCAGTCATGACAACATAATTTGAATCTGACTGAGCAGAGCTAAATGTAAATGTTAAAGTTCCGCTGCCAGAATTCCAGCTGCCATAAGATATGCCGGTACCAGAACCACTAGTACCATCTACATTCGCAAGTGCAACTGGTGCAATAACTGTACTTGTACCCACACTACTAATTTGATCTGCGACCCAGGTATAATCACTACCATTCCAACTTAATATCTGATTGGCTGATGCACTGCCTGTGTTTAAGTGGGTGTCAACTTCAGTATTTCCGTATGAGCTGGCTGCGTCAGTAAAAGTAAAGCTACCAGAGCCGTCGGTGGTGAGTACTTGATTGGCTGTGCCGTCTGTGATACCAATGTCAGTTAATGCTGAAGGTATGCTAGGTGTACCAGTAAGATCAGTATATACACCACTAGTAGCAACTGTGGCTAATGTAGGCGCTCCTGTCAAAGAACTATACGCACCATCAAAGAGTGTTGGTAGATCAGTTAGATCATTATAACTAGATACACTGTCTCCTGAGCCTGAATCATCTTTTGCGATCAGTATCTCAGTAGAACTCAAAGCTAGTCCAGCGAATACACTAGGATCTCCTGCTGTAGTAGAAAGTGTACCATCACCTTGTACATAGTATGCTTGACCTGATGTTAATCCTGATTGGGCATCATCAACTGCTCCTGCTGACTGAATAGTAGCAGTAGCACCATTAGAATAAGCTCCGTCAGAAATACCAACATAGTTTTCAGCAGTCAAATTACTGCTAATTTCGCCAGCTATATATGATAGTATGAAAGTATTGCCACCATATTGACCAGTACCATAAACTCCCGAAGCAGTTATTACAGAACCATTCACAACTGCTTGAGCATATATTCCTTGCCCCCAGCTATTTACGAAGTTAAACTTACTATATAAAGATGATCCGTTAGCTGGAGTTCTTGTCGTGAAGGTAGATCCATCATACAACAAATCGTAAGCATTATAACTAACATATCCTTGATATGCATCGTATGGTCCTGGTTCATCCGCGGTCATTTTTGTTATAGCATAAACACCAGAAGATATCATTGAAGTTCGATATTCGTTTCTATCATCGAGATGAGTCTGTTCGACCTCATGAGATGCAGTTGCTGGTATAGTAATTACACCTGAAGATATTGTAAGCATCTTGTAATGCCTTCTATCATGCAATTCTCCTGGCTGGCGCTCAACTAAATAGCTATATAAAACTCTGTTAGCAACGTCATCAGCTATTAGTTCTCTATGCAATGAAAGGCTATATTCAGCTGCATCGTTATAATGTGATTGAACATTGCTTATAGTACCAGTAGCAGACATAGAAGCTACTTTAATTCGGGACCTAAGGCCGCCATCTTGAACCACAGTATTCCAACTTAATAAGTAGTTGTTATCCCAAGAACACCAAACAGCAGCTAAGTTACGAATAGAATCAATTCCAGATTCTCCGGCTATATCAGTAATCTTGGCAGTAGCCCCTGCTGTAGCGGTGAGAGTAGTACCATTATATGAAAAGATATAAGGCACCGCTTCCCCAGATGGTGCACCGCCTGTAGGATTGCACTCAAAGAATACAGCTGCATTGTTATCTGTGCTGTTATATGCTGTAGCCAAGGGCCGAAAATAACT